TTTATGTTCATTTCCAGTAAACCATGTATTTGTTTTTCCTTTATATAGGTTCTTGTCAGTAGTAGATTTAGTAACACCACTTTGTAAATCTAATTTTCTTATAGGACAAAATTCAACACATTGCCAATTCTCCACTATTTCTTTGCCACTTTTACCATAATCTTGATTGGGATTTCTTTCATAGTTCTTTCCAGACATAGCTACATTTTTACTTTCAGCTAATTTATGTTTTTTTAATAACATACTTGTTTTAACTTCTTTCTTTCCTAAATACTTGCAACCAACACTGTGTGTCAATAAAAGATTTGCTGGAAATCTACCTTCTGCACTAGGATAATTACCTATATTAAAACCTTCATTCATTGTTGGTCCATGTGTTCTAGTTCTAAAATTACCATCCTTATGAGTAGTTCTTGGTTTTCCTGTCACTCTTACCACATCAACATTTATAGCTCCACAACCATTATCTAATATCTGTTCTACATGATTCTTTTTTGACATTGGTTTGCGGAAATGTGCAATAACTTCTACAGCAGGTTTTAGTGAATTAAAATTGGATTTCCAACCTTGCCATTTAATTGCTTCTTCTTTATATTCTTTTTTTTGTAAACCTTTTTCTATTGAATAAGCTTTAGGCATTCCGCTCCCGTATATCCAATAAATAGAATGACATAACTCAAATCCTAAATCCTCAACTTGAACCATAAGTCTATGAATAGTTCTTGGATGTCCCATAATAAACATATTTGCACCACTTTTAAGAACTCTCAAACATTCTTTCCAAATCTTCACAGGTGGAAGAACCTTGTCCCATTGTTTTTCCTTGGATAACATAAAAGAAATTCCATAAGGAGAATCACAGATGAGGCAATCTATTTCTTCATCTGGAATATTCTTCAAAACTTTCAAACAGTCATTATTTATTAAATTATATTTCATTTTTCTTTATTTGATTTCTTTGCCTTATAACCCTTCTTATATTATCACAAAATTTACATTCACATTGATAACCCCAACCATACTTTTTCTTACTCTTTCTATAATGTTTTAATCCAAAATATTTTTTACAGGAATAACATTTTTTATGTGACCATTCTCCTTTAGTTTTTATCCATCCAGCATGGATTCTTCTATGATTTATTTTTGAAACTGATTCCAAATTAGTCAGATTGTTGTTATTAGGATTAAAATCTTTGTGATAAATAATATAATTTTTAGGAATTTTACCTATATATTTTTCATAAATTAAAATATGGAGTGGTTTACTTGTCCATTTACCATTTATTTTAGTTGAAATATAATAATATTTATTTCTATCTAACCATGCTGTTCCAAATTCTGTTTTTATACCTATTTGATTTTTAATCATAAAACTTTCAAACAATCATTATTAATAAGATTATATTTCATTTTTCAATCTAAAGAAAAGCTATCAGTAAATCTTTAATATTTTCAATAATCTTTTTTCCTTTTTGAGTTATAAAAACATTAACAACTCTTGTGTCTTTTATCATATTTATAAGTTTCTGACCTTTCATACGAGTTAGAACTCCATGCAAGGTGGAAACTTTTGCATGATAAATATTAGATAATTTTGTCATGGAAATTCCAGAATTGTTTTCTAACAATAATAAAATTTGGATTTGAGTTGATGTTACTTCAAGCTTTTTGCCTAGTTCTGATAATTTATTTTCAAGAGTAAAATATTCAAACCTTATATTATTAATATTTTTAATTATTTTTTTGATTCTTTCTTCCATACAACCCCCTCATTATTTACATATATTCTATTTTATCCTTTCTCCTCTTCTTTTTCTTAATTTTTTTATTTTTATTTTCTTAATTAGTTTTTCATATTCATTAACTTTTTTCTGTACTTCCTGATATTTTATTAAAAGTTCTTTATGGTCGTTTTTTGTTATTTTAATTTGCCCTAAAAGTTTTTTAACAATTTTAATAATGTTTATAATAAAAACATCCTTTATCTTTGGATTTTTTTGATATTTAGGCCATTCAATTTCAAACTTTTCTATTCTTTCAACTAAATAATTAAAAACATCTTCTTTCATTTTTTATCTCCATATTCAAAATCAATTAGAAGATCAATCATATGCTTTGCTTTTTGTAAATCTTCAAGTCCATTTTTTGTTTTATACCGAGTAACATATTTGATTACTTTACTTTGACAAACATTCAAATTGTTCTTGAAACAATACTCAATAGGCTGTATAGTCATGTTATTATAGTGGTTTCCTCCGATTTGAACATCTAATGCTTTTTCTTTTTTCATATTTCATCCTTTATTGGTAAAAATAAAAATTATATTCTGATGTATTAACACACCATCTTTTTACAGCTAAACTAAATAATTTTGTGGTCTTATTATAAGCTAAAAAATAAATTGTAAATGGAATTCTAAATAAAATAATTGGATCTTCTTTCATTTATTTAAACTCCTTTTTTGAAATAATCTTTTCACAATCTTTACAAAAACCATCTTCATTAAGACAATCTTTACAATAAAAAAGATCATCAAAACATAACTTTTTTTGAATGTTGTTATCTTCAAGCAAACTACCACAATAAGAATTAACATCTATTGATTTGAAATATTTTTTACAACCATCACATTGTATTAAATCATCATCTTTTTTCATTTTTTCCAATCCATTTCTACAATATCTCTACAAAGACAATTAACTTTTTCATTATAATTTAACATTAATTCTTCATTATATCCTGTATCCCATCTCAACATTTTTTTAATATTTTCTTTTTTATTAAAATGAAGCACAGAAGTCAACAAACTTGTCAGCATAGTAGTAGGTATAATACACTCTACCGTGTAAACACAACTCTCACTTACTTTTAAATATAATAATTCTTCATCCTTATTACTGGATTTTATTTTTCTAATCCCAAGTATATTTCCATCCATATTACCTTTGCTGTAAAAAGCATCTCTATATTTTACTTTTCTAGCTGATCTTTTCATAACCCCTTCTTCCATATTGTCACATCAGCTTCCCAAAATTCAGAATCTTTAATTACAACATCATCATCAAAATAATCTTCTCCCAACTCTTTTATCCTTGTTGGAACAACACAAACATCATAAGCTCTCCTAGCAACTAATTCAAAATCATTAAAATCTTTTCTTAAACCTTCACTTTTAAGAATAATTTTATCATCTGAAGCTGATATTACTTTTGACTCTAATTTTCCACCAAGAGAGGTTCCAATATCAATACCTAATACCAATGGACACTTGATCCATTTATAATCTCTCATTAAATTATCAACACACTCTTCTTGAAGCATTTTAAGTATTTGAAATAATTCCCCTGGGTAAACATCAAAATCAATTGAATCATGAATCATTGCAATCAAAAGTGATTTTAATTCATCTTCCTTCATCCTAGGCCATATCCTAGTTAATGCTCTTGTAACAAGATCCCCTGCTGCTGATTGAATAGGGTAATTTATAGCTACTCTATCAACCTCAGACCACTGTCTTCTATTATTAGGAAATTGTGCAGCTTTAACAGGAATAACTCTATTAAAAAGGGTTACAACTCTTTTGTTTACATGAACATAATTTTTTTGTTTTTTCATCCAGGCTTTTAGATCAGGATATCCAGCAAATAAATTATTAAATATATCCTCAGCTTCAGCTATAGAAATCCCCCTATCTTTTGCCAATCCTATAGCTGTTGATCCATAAGCAATTGGAAAATTTACTTCTTTTCCAAACAATACCCTTTCTTCAGGTGTTATTTCTTCTGGAGGTTTTTTTAAAACATTACTTGCTGTAGCTCTATGAACATCTCCCCCCCTTCTAAAAACATCTAAGTATTTTTCATCACCACATAGAGAAGCAAGAATTCTTAATTCAAGTTGTGATTCATCACCACACAAAATTATTCCACCTTCATTTTTCCATCTACTTGTATAGAGTCTCTTAATGTCTGATTGACGCGGCATAGTATGAAATCCTGACGAAAATCTACCAGTTATTACGTGTGAGAGCAGGTATTCAGGTTTATACATTCCTTCAAAACTTTTTTTCTCTGGTACAGGATCAATATAACTACTCATTAATGTTTCTATCCTTTTATGTTTTAAAAGTAGTCTAAAAAACTTTTCCACTTCATGTAATCCTTCAACATATTTCTTTCCAGCATTTACAGCTTTATTTACATCTTTTATCTTATTTCCAACTTTATTCTTCCAGTTTTCTATCAGTTTTCCTTTACCAATATGAGTAAGGTTGTTTTTAAGCATAAATTCAATAACTTTTTTATCTGTTTGAGGTTCTTTTTTCTTTTTTGTAAGGAAGAATTTATTTGTTGGTAATCCATAATATTCTTTATTATAAATCAATTTTGTCAGATCTTTTCCACTTGTTATTTTAAAAGCTTCATTTAAGAGATCTTCTTCACTTTTTTTCTTCTTTGCTCTGCTGTTTTTATCTCTAAGTTCTGGTAATTTAGATTGTATGTATTGTTGAATTACATTAAGACTTTTTATCTCTTTGTTCCAAGTTTCAAGTTTTGAAGTATAGGAATCATTCATTAAATTCCACATATCCATATCAAGCTTGATTCCTTTTGTCTCAACTTCTACAAATGGTTTAATTGCTGAATTTACAATATTTGTGATATTATCCATTTGCCAAGGAAGGGATCTTTTTAAGAAATTGTAAAGATGTTTATTCCAAAAAACATCAAGTCCACCATATAAACCAAGTAAGCCGGTAGGAATATTGCCATAATTCCTATCTTTTATTCTACTAAATTTACTAAGATATATTTCAATTGGATCTTCCCAATCATCTTTAACATCAAAAAACATCCTACAAAGATTCTTTAATTTTAAAAAACCTTTTTTTGGATTACTATATATCTGAAATGCAAGATTCATTGTATCATCAAGGATGTTTAATTTATTCAAATCACACATCCGATACCAAAGAGCATATTTAGCATCAAATTTAAAGTTATGTCCTACAACTGGAATAGTATTTAAGATGTCTCTTGTTTTTAATTTTAATTTTAATGATTGTTGTTTTGAAATTTCCCAAGGTATAAGATCAACTTTAAAAGGAAGGTCAGGATGATGTATTTTATTAGTGATTACATAAGGAATAGAATAAGCTGTTACATCTTCATTATGAGCAAACTGAATCATTATTGGTACTCCACTCCAATGATCCAAGGAATTAGTTTCAAAATCTGCTATCACATATTCAATATCTTTTGTTGTATACAATTCCAACATTTTATCCATTTGAAAAAGGGATTCTTCATAATTACAAATTTTTATTCTTTCTTTATTTTCAAAATTAATATCATTTTTTAATGCTTTCTTTATATACTTTTTAAAATCAAATTGAATCCTGGGTTTTTTCATTACATCACTTGGAAGAAAATTAGGAAAATAATTAAAATTTCCAGTAATTCCAGGATTGCCAACATCATAATTAAATCTACTTTGAGGAACTAACCAGGAAAGAACAGTTTCGCCTAAAGGCATAAGAATAGGTTTGTTTTGAAATTGTTTCAATTCTTCAATTAAGAGATTTTGACAACATTCAATTTCTTTCTTTGTTGGTTTTCTTGTTCCACCTTCTTTAGTTAATGGATCATTGTATGGAGTACATTTGACAAGATAAGTAAAATAACAATCACTAATATTATTACCAATAGATTTAAAAAGGTAATTTCCTTCTTCACTCCCAAATGAAATTTTATTTTGATCTTCTTCAAGGTTAGGGTGTGGTAATATAAATACAATTTTAGGATTTATTTTATTACCTTTTGGGAGCATTTTATATTTATTACATGTTGCATGAAGATTACACTCTTCACAAAATTTGTTATTTATCATTATCTTTTTCCTTTATTCTTTTTTCAATTCTTTCTTTTGCTATTTGATAATATTTCAATTCTTTTTCTATTCCTATGAAATTTCTATTGAGATTAATACATGCTATTCCTGTACTACCACTTCCCATTGTAAAATCTAATACAGTTTCATTTTCATTTGTATATGTTTTGATTAGGTATTCTAGTAATGCAACTGGTTTTTGGGTGGGGTGTTTTCTATCTTTGGAATTAAAACCTATTGCATTAAAAAATAAAGTATTTGTAGCTTTAACTTTTTTCTTTGCTTTAAAAGCAGGATAACCCTTTTCTTTTCCATAAATATTATGATTACGTTTAAATTCTTTGTATTTATAATTATATCTATTTAATGAGTCTTCATTTGCTTTTGTTTCTCTATATTGAATATTATATAAAGTTTGTTTTTTATAAAAAATACTAATATATTCATTATCTTTCATTGGCATCCTGTTTGAATTTAAAAATCCAGTAGATTGATTTTTAACCCAAACCCAATCATATTTATACATTTTCAAATTACTCATCCTCAAATGACTTGAAAATGGTTCTGTTCCAAATAATGCAATAGCTCCGTTGTCTTTGACAATCCTTTTAAGTTCTTTCCACATTGGCTCGAAAGGGATAACCGAATCCCACTTACAAGCGGTTGTGCCATATGGCGGATCAGTTAAACAAAAATCTATTGAATTATCGGGAATATCTTTCATATGAACTAGACAATCACCATAGAGGTATTTAATCATTGTTTAAAAGCTCCTTCTATATGTTGTCCAGGTTCAACAATTTGTGCAGGTTGTTGATCTGGTTTTAATACAGGATTAAATGGTTTATATGGTTTTTGTACTGGAGGTGGTGGTTGAACTGGTTGTGTACTATTTCTCATTTCTATTATTCTCCCTCTACTGAGATCCCTAAATAAAGGGATTTTTATATCATCTTCACCTCTTCTTACCATATCCATATATAAAGTTCCAGTTTCACTTCCTCTTGCAAAATTTAAACTTGAAATAGAAGAAGCTCTATGTGCTTTTCTTGCACTATGAGCAAGATCACAAGCTAGAAGGATTTCATTGTTATTTGGTTTTTCCCAAGCCTCTCTCTTAGGTTGGGAAAATGAAACAAGAGGACAAGAAAAATATTCAGCCAATCCTTTTAAATCAGCATAAATCTCTCCACTGTTATCATAAAGATCATCTTTCTTCCCACTGACAGGGAGAAGACAGTCGTCATAATCAATGATGATAAGATCCGGACTCAAACCTGTTTTTGATCTTTGTCTTGAGATCCATGATCTTATTGTAATAGTGTTTACTGTATTTTCCAGATAATATTTTATGAAAAGTTTTGGTTTAAATTTTTCAAATAATTGCATTTTTTGTCTGTATAATTCTGGATTAAGATTATACATTTCCCTGTAAGTCAAACCTGACATCCTGGTACCATATCTTGCAGCAATATCAATTTCAGGTAATTCTAATGTAATATGATAAACTACTTTCCCCCAAATTAGATTCAATGCTCCAATATTAGCCCCTAATGTGGTTTTTCCACCCTTAGGTCCACTTTGAAAAATGTGAACTTCACAAGGGGCCATACCACCATCCATAGCTTCATCATAAGCATTAAAACCTGTTCTTATTAATTTTTTGGGATTGTATCTTTTTTTATATTCTTCTGGAAGATCAAGAAGATCTTGAAAAGTATATCCATCACTTCCACCATGACCAACTGAGACAGCATTATCAATTAATTTTAAAACTTGTTCAGCAGAACCTTCTTTATCAAGGATTTTTACTGATTCAAGCATAGCATTTTTTAGTTCTTGTCTTTGGCAGAATTTAACAAGAGAAGTAACAATAAAACTTTCTGATTTTATAGGAAGTCTTAGAATATCTTTTGCTTCATCTTTTAATAGATTATAAACATCAGAAGAATAACCATGACTAGAGGTGTAATTATCAACAGATACTAATAGATCAGAAAGGGACAATTCCCTCTCATAAGCAAGAACATGTTCATTTATAATAGTAAAAAGTATTCTTAGTGATTGAGATTCAAAGTATTCCGGTTTCAGAAGAATACCATAATCTAGTGCAATTTTTGTATTTGTTGCAATTAGTTTTAATACAGTTCTTTGAAACTCTGCATTATAGAGAGGTGTTGTTTTTACTTCTTCTGACATATTGCTTTTTCAATTCTTTCTTTTGCTATGTTGTAATATTTTAATTCTTTTTCTATCCCTATAAAATTTCTATTAGTATTTATACATGCTATTCCTGTACTACCTGATCCCATTGTAAAATCTAATATGATTTCATTTTTAAGAGTATAGGTTTTTATTAAATATTCTAATAATAGAACTGGTTTTTGAGTAGGATGAAAATGTCCTCTACCTGATGGGTTAGCAAACTCTATAATGTTTTTGTTGTAACCACCCATTGTTTGAAAATACTTACCTTTTTTTTGTGGTATTTTTCCGCTATGAAGATTACTACCTTTGTTATTTCTTGAACTTAATACAGGTTTGTCTAGTGGTTTTGCACCAGTATCATAATATCCAAATTTTCTATAAAATATAGATATTACCTCTATATGTTTAAGTGGTTGTTTTTTGCATATTGCAAAATTTCCAGCTTTTGATTTTCTCCAATACCAATCATACTTAAACATCTTAATATTACTCAACCTTAAATGACTACTAAATGGTTCGCTACCAAACAAAGCAATAGCTCCATTATCTTTAACAATTCGCTTTAATTCTTTCCACATAGGTTCAAAAGGTATAACTGAATCCCATTTACAGGCAACAATCCCATATGGAGGATCAGTTAAACACATATCAATACTGTTATCAGAAATATTTTTCATATGAACTAGACAATCACCGTAGAGGTATCTGATCATTACTTATTTACTCTTTTATCAAATCTTTAACAAATCCTTATGTACAGCTTTTTGAGTTAGTATTTTTTCAGGATACTTAGAATAAGTTTCAGTTTTTGTTTGAGCAATCATTATATTTAGAGTAGCTGCGCTAATTGATATTACAATATCATCATTATATTCTTTTCTAAGCTCATGAAACAAATCTAACAATCTACTATGAAAAAATTCTAATGGTGCAGGTTCATGATTTTCCCATCCTGTACTCATATTACACCTCCTTTTAATTTTTAATAATATTAGGAACACATAAAAGTCATGTACTTACCAACATCTCTAAATTCAAGTTCTTGAAATATCTGGGATACTTCTTCTGTATTAATAACAGCTTGTTGTTTTGCTCTTTGATACTCAAGAAAAACTTGATCTTGTGTCAATGGAATATAATTTAGATCAATCAGCATCATATTTCTTTTTATCATTGGAAAGTTTTCTTTGATTTTCTTTTTTAATTTATCTTCTTTCCCTTCTGAATACCAAATTGGAAGTGACATAAATATAGGTTTATTCTCAGGTATTTCAAGTTGTTTTATCACTTTTATTGTTGTTTTTTCTCCAAAACCTTTAATACCTGGAACAGCATTATGTGTCCCTTTTATAGCAAGATAAAGAGGGTAAAATAAAGGATCAAAATCAAATTTTTCAATAAAAGATTCTTTTGTTATATATTCTTGTTTCATAGACCGATAAATAACAGCTCCATGATTAATAAATTGGAAAAAATCTGAATCATCAGTTACTATATTGACATTTTGCTGTTGGTTACAAAAGAATTGAGAAAGTCTAAACAAAACATCATCTCCTTCCCATCCTGGTATTCTAATAACTGGAACTCCCATTAAAGGTAAAATCTTATCAAGATAATTAAAAGTAGTAGTTAAAGCGTGTGCAATATCATCTGGTCTTTCAGGTCTATCAGCTTTATATTTTGGGAAAATTTGTTTTCTATATTCACTTTTTCCAGTATCAAAACAAACTGTGAGATTACCAAGAGCTTTTAATTTATATAACATTTCCAGGAAAATATATACTCCCCCAGAAAAAATACCTGTTGAAGTTCTCAACATTGCTCCACCATAGATTGATCTATTAACTTGATATGAACCATCTAATAATATTTCAGACATCTTTTATCTCCTTTTTCTTTTGAAAAAATAATTTATCTTTTATATTATTCATATTTTTGAAATTGGATTTCATTAATATAAAATATAACCGAATTACAAATAGTTCAGCTTCTTTTTTTGTAAACATTATTTATCCTTCTGTTCTATAATTTTTTCAAGAGATTCTATTAAATTTATCAAAAAACAACAAAAACCTTGCCTTTTCTGGTCAGCAAAAAATTCCCAAGCTCCATTAAAATAGGGCATTCCAAAACCCCACCCTTTTTTAAAAGGATAGTCAATTTGCAGATCAACCAACTCTTCTATATTTTCATAGCCAAAACCTTTTTGATTTTGTTGATTTTTAATTTCTCTAAATCCAGAGAGCAATGCACAAACTACACCAAATAAAGCAAAATCCCATTGATTTGACACAAATCTTTCACCCTTAATAGTCCTTTTTGGTAACATGACTTCCTTGTGGAGAGACATATATCTTTTAAGGTGTTTATTTAAAAATTGAATTTCTGAACCATCAATATCTGTAAAAATTTCTTTTAATGTAAATCCTAATCTGGACATCTATTCCCCCTTTTTATTTTTTCATATTTTGTCCTTATCTTTCTTTTGAAAAAATAATTTATCTTTTATATTATTCATATTTTTGAAATTGGATTTCATTAATATAAAATATAACCGAATTACAAATAGTTCAGCTTCTTTTTTTGTTATTTCATTTCTACATTTTCTACAATAATATTTTTTCATAATTTTGTTCCTCTTATTTTATTTTTCTACTGCAACAAAATAACCTTTTTTTTTAAAAGGAGAATCTTCATTACTACAATGCGCTGTTCTATGAGAAACATCATTACTTTTCCATTTTTCATTTTTTGGAAAACCATGAACATGATACTCTTTACAAAAAGGACACCACACTGAAATAGTCCAAATTCTTTGTGTTTTATCTATTTTACCTCTCAACACAACATGAACTTTTTTATTATGTATTTTCATATTATTTCCCTTTTTATAATTTACTTTTTCATATAAAACTCACTTTCTTAGCTTGTTTAAAATATTTTAAATATTCAATCCCCAAATCATCAGGATCTTTATCTTCAAGTATTCTAATATTCCATACTTCAAAACCCATTTTTATTAATTGCCTGTTAAATTTTATCCAAACATCTTCAATAACATCTTTTGTTCCATCCAAGGATAAATATATTTTATCAATCTTTGATCTAATTTTTGATAATTGAACAAATGATCCTGATTTTCCAAGACAACTTATTGCTGGAATTCCAGTGACTCTTTCTGCTGCAATAGCTGAAATTATCCCTTCACAGAGTATGCATTCATTTTTAATACCATTCAGGCCATAAACAACTGATGATTTTGAACCTGTAGAATTGAGATATTTAGGTTGTTTATTTGTATATGCTCTACCAACAATGAAATTACACTCATTATGAGAAATAGAAGGAAACAAAACTCTTCCACACCATTTATAAATAGTTTTCTCTCTCTTATCATCCCAATAAGGTTTCCCTACCCTAAGTTGATGTTTTTCAATCTCTTGAATTGAAAATTTCCTTACATTCAACATATAGTTCCATGCAATAGGAGTTTCTTTTTCAGAAAGTTTCCAGCTTATTTCATCAAGATTAAAGGTTGTTTGGTTTGAAAAAGTAAATAACTCCTCAATACTATCTTCTAATTCTTTTAAATCATCATGAGTATCAGAATCAGCGAGTATAAGAAGTTCTTGAACATCTTTTATACTCCCAACTTCTTCACACCTAAAACAATGGAAAACACCTTTTTGAGTATTAAAACCAAGATGAAAGTTTTCATCTGGAGAAAGACCTTTTTTAATACAAAAAGGACAACACATATAGTAATCATATGTTTTTTTGCCTTTTCTGATATCTGAGTTTCTAAATTGATTCATTTTTTAACAATCTTTTTTATTTTTGTTTGATAAGGTTGAATACATTTACTTATACAAAAAATAGTATGTAATTCATCAATATCACGAACTGAACCATCTCTCTCTTTTGCAAAGTCAGTTAGTTCATTGGTTATTCTTGTATCAGCTTCACATTCCTATCCTGTGCATTTTTTAAAGTGTTCAATAAATCTTTTTACAGTTAATGGTTTCATTTTTTAATCCTCAATAAATCCTGATAAAACAATCCTAAATTCTCAGGATTCCTCAAAACATAACTTGAATGAAATACCGGGAATACTTTTATTCCCTGCCAATCATAAACATTTCCTCTCAAATCACTGATTTTCATATCAGTATTTAGAATTGTTTGACTTGCAGTAGCTCCAAGAGTAACTATTTTTGTTGGTCTTACTTGTCCAATCTGGAAACATAAATGATTCCAACAAGCTTGAAGTTCATCAATTTCAGGTTTTCTATTTTCCGGTGGTCTGCACATAACCATATTTGTTATATACAAATCATTTCTATTAATTCCAATTTTACTAAGAATTTCATCCAATAATTTTCCAGATCTTCCAACAAATACTTTTCCTTCTTTATCTTCATTCATACCTGGAGCTTCACCAATTAACATAATATCTGCATTAACATTTCCAGATCCAGGAACAATATTTATTCTTGTTATAAAAAGTTTACATTTTTTACAATCTTTCAATCCTGGAATTTCAAAACCAACTATTTCTCTTAATTTCAAAAAATGTTGGTAAGCAGCATTTTTAAAGATAAATTCATCTTCTAAAATTATAGCTTCCATTTCCTCAGCATATTTCTTTCTCGTCTTATACTGAGCTAATAAATAAATATGAGAATTATCCTTGAAATCAAGAACATATACTCTATTTATATGTTTTTTCTTTCTTGCTCCTCTTCCTAATCTTTGAGAAAACTCAATTCTACTCTTTCCCGCACAACCAAGAACTACTAAACCAACAGCAGGGATATTTATTCCTTCATTAAAAACCTGAGTAGCTATCATTATATCCCATTTTCCATTTTCATAATCTTCCCTCACAGTGTCATAATTAATAGTTACTTCTTCAATTTGTCCAAACTCATTGTACTGAAAAGAACCTTCTCCTCCTGTTACAAAAATCACTTTCAAACCCTTAAAATGTTCCATGAAGAACATTCCATGCTCTTTTAATCTTACAAGTATCAAAACTTGAAAATTCCAGGAAACAAATAGTGATGATGTTTGAAGAATAAAATTATTTCTATCATGATTATTCACAATATAATTTTTTTCAACATTTTTATACTTCATCCTATGTTTAATAAGTGGTCCAGAAGTAGACTTAAAAAGAAAAACAGGTTCAGCAATATGTCCTAGTTTTACAAGAGTTTTAAAACTAACATAAAAAATTAACCCTCCAGTAATTCCTTGTATTAAAGAATCTCCTGGATTTTCCAAGACATTAAAACCATGAAACGGTGATCCTGAAAAACCCAAGAGATATTCTACATTAATAGCCTTAAAAGCTATATTTGCATAAGAAGTTGATCGGAGGTGTTGTACTTCATCAATTATCAAGACATTACAGCCTTGAATAAATTCATTAATAAAAGGTTCATTTTTTGTTACAGTATTAACTACCCCTATTAGCAGTCTCTTGTTTTTCTCTTTTATTTTTCCATGATACAATCCAATTTCTTCATTGGAAAAACCTGCTTTAATAGCATCTTTCAAAAATTGACTTGCTAATCCAACTGTAGGAACAACAATCAATCCATTTTTTAAAATATTTTCATTAATAAGCTTTCTTAAAATAGCCAGGATGATTAATGATTTCCCCCCGGCTGTTGGAACAGATATAATCCCTTCTTTGTGTAGGAGAGCTTTATTACCCCCCATAATTTGATAATCTCTTAATTTAATTCCTGGTAGAATGTTTTCATCTACTGTTAATTTCCTTTCTTTTTTTCTTTCCAGTGGTTTAATTTCAACTGGAAAATTTGCTTGTTCTTTTATTGTTTTGTATAAACCCCAAAAGGTATATATTTGATTCTTTTCATCCAGGAATAAAAGGCTTTCATTAATATTTTTATGTGGCTCAAACCAATTTAATTTTTGAAAAACCCAATTGTATTCCATTTCTGAATATTTAACAAAATATAATCTTTTGTTTTTTATTTCTAATTTCATTTTTTAGTTTTTAAATCTTTTCAATTATTTTATTATTAATATTCTTCTCCAAATAATATCTATCCTATTATTTTTCTTATGAATTTCACTATACTCACCCATCCACCAACACCAATTACCATTTTTCTCTTGTCTATTGCACTTCCACCTTTTACCAATAGTTTGCTCTGTTGGTAAACTCAAGGTATATTCTGGTAAACATTCAAATGTTTGTTGTTCCATTATTGCATTTATTTTATCTACTAAAATCATATTCCTTATTCCTTTATTTTTTCAATTGTTATTCCGGGTTCAAACCAAAGTTTTAACCATTCATTAGTGTATCTCCAGCCAGTAAGAAAATATTCAATTGCTGTTTCCGGATCACAAATTCCATTGATGTAGACTAATCTGTTTTGAGTATTAAATCTAACACAATATTCTTTTAAAGTTTTTATAACAGAAGCATCAAACTTGTTCATATAGTGAATTTTATGTATTTTTAGATTCTGTTTTAGATACCATTTTTGATCCGGAATGGTTAAATATTCATCTTTAAAACCAAAAAGACAACCATCTTTAATTGTCAATTGTTTTGTTTTATGTAATTGCCTGATTAAATATTTTTCAAATTTAAGATTTCTCATTATTTAATACCCTCACATTATATCTGAGCAAAAACACCTATAATTACAATAAGCATGACTACCATAAATATATGCATCTTCTCCCTTAACTATTTTTCCACAAATTTCACATTCTATATTTCCATCAAATTCTGTATACACACCATTACCCTTAGAAGGAAACTGCAATTTAGTTGGATCAATAATTTTACCATTGGTATCTTTCAACCACCAATGTTGTTCATTACTACACCATTCAATACAAAAATAATGGCCTCTTACCAATGTTAATGATGGATCTTTTTTCAAAAGTTCTTCACATTTTTCT